GCATTTGGCAGAGGTAACTTCTTCACCATCACCGACGACAAAGACGACCCAGATCAACAAGACGTGGCGCAACTACGCAAGATGATGCACGAAGACTTTGGCAAACTAAGAACTAAGCAACATATTGCTGAAATCATTCTTAACGCTGCCATCTTCGGTACTGGTATAGGCGAAGTAGTCTTAGACACCATTACAGATACTGTACCGGACGAAGAGATCACACCAGACGGACAGAGTCGTATCATTGGAGTCACTGAGCGTGAGCGTACCGTTACTAAGCTCGTACCTGTGATGCCTAAACATTTTCGCATTGACAGTGCTGCGTCCAATCTCACAGACGCCATAGGCTGTGCTATTGATCGTGACGTACCTACGCATACCATTGAGATACTACAAGAGAAGGGAGTCTACCTAGACGATGTCTCTGTTACTACAGACGTTACAGACGATGATCGCTCACCAGACATTGAAGTACATCAGTCAGCTAAAGGTCAGACACGCCTAACTAAATACTTTGGATTAGTACCTCGTCATCTGTTAGAAAAAGCTAAGATGCCTCCTAACTCTCACATGGTTGAGATACTAGACGACAAAGACGACGAAGGCAGCTTCTACATTGAAGCCATTGTTATTATAGCCGACGGCGGTCAGTTAATGAAAGCCGAACAGAACCCTAACATGATGGGTGATAGAAACATCGTAGCTTTCCAGTGGGACAAGCTGCCGGGAATGTTCTGGGGACGTGGCGTAGTAGAGAAAGGCTACAACAGCCAGAAGGCACTAGACGCAGAGATGCGAGCTAGAATTGACGCTCTCGGTCTTACAGTACATCCTATGATGGGTGTCGATGCTTCACGTATGCCTAGAGGCGCTAAGCCTACGATAGCGCCGGGAAAGATGATTCTTACCAACGGCTCTCCTTCTGAGGTGTTACACCCGTTTAAGTTCGGTGAGGTGTCACAGATTACATTCCCACAGGCTCAATCACTAGCTGCGATGGTACAACAAGCCACAGGTGCTGTTGACATGTCGCCGGGAAATATCAACGCTGACCAAGGCTCGGCAGCTATGTCGATGTCTAAGGGCAGTGTACTGAAGCGTCACAAGCGCACACAGCTCAACTTCGAGGAAGCCTTCTTAGTACCCTTCATCTGTAAGGTAGCCTATCGCTACATGCAGTACGAGCCTGAAAAGTTCCCAGCAAGGGACTACAAGTTCATTGTGAAGGGCAACCTAGGCATCGTAGCTAGAGAGTACGAGGTAGCACAGCTCGGTCAGATACTACAGACCGTTGGTGACGACTCTCCTCTCAAGCCTGCACTAATAGAAGCTATCGTTGATCACATGAATGTCTCTAACAAAGAAGAGATCATTGCGTTGATGAAGGAAGCATCTAAGCCTAACCCTGAGAAGCAGAAGGCAGACGAAGAACTACGACAAGCTCAGATGGCATTCCAAGCTAGTCAGACCGCAGCACTTAACGGTCAGGCAGCTGAGAGTCAAGCAAGAGCTGAGAAGTACAACGCTGAGATGAGAGCCGTTCCAGTTAAGCTAGAGCAAGAACAGGCCAAGATCGCTGCTCTTATGGACGACGAAGACGACAAGCGCTTCGACCAACGTATGCAGATATTGGACAGAGAGCTTAAAGAGCGTGGTATCGAGGCTAAGGAGAGCGCTAAGGCAGCTCCTCAGCAGCCTCAACAGCCTCAGCAGCCACCAGCAGCACCGGAGCAACCCACTTTTAGAACATTTAAATAGATAAGGAAATATCCCCTATGAGTTATGGCATGATAGTATCAGGAACAGATTTGCAACGTCTTCAAGATGAAACAAACGTGGCATTTGCGAAGTTAGAGAGTAGAATCAAGGAGTTAGAGGACAAAGAGGTTAAGGCTGTCCCTAAGAAGGCTGCTAAGGTTAAAGAAACGGTAGAAAAGGCTTGACTTTGAGTCAATTTTATGTTATACTACTGACCTTTGGAGCTTCACATGATTGATCAGAAGTTAGAACAATACTTCAACTCAATGAAGGAACTCTGGAATAACGCTAACTTCCAGATACTAATCTCGGAACTAAACGAACAATTGGAGTCAATCGACTCTGTTGAAAGAACGACCACTGTAGAAGACTTATACTTCCGCAAGGGTCAAATAAACGTAATTAGAACTCTACAAAACTTGTCTGATAATATAGACATGTTAGAATCTGACTACAATCAGGATCAGGAATCACCACAGTCCACAGAAGGAGACGTATTCTTATGAGAAGACTCTTCGACTTCAAATGTACCGACGGTCACATCACTGAGCAATTCATTGATGATAAGACCCACAAGAGTACATGCGACCAATGTGACAAACCTGCTTCTCGCATCATCAGCCCAGTTCGCTCAATGCTAGACCCTATTAGTGGCGCTTTTCCTAAGGCTACTGACAAGTGGACTAGAAATAGAGAACAACGGATGAAGATCGAAAACAAGGCTATAGATAACCACGGAGCTGATGCAGCTTGGGATGTGGCTAAATAGTTAACTTACTCCACAATGACTTAGTCACGGAAATTTTATTATGTCAGCAACCATAATTGACACCCCAGTAGAAGACAAAGCAGACACGACGGAAGTCCCTGCATCACTAGCAGAAGTTTTAGCACCAGTTCAGGAGCAGCCCGCTGCACAACCCGAACCCGTAGTAGACGACGTACCAGCTAAGTATCAAGGAAAGAGTATTCAGGACATCATTCAGATGCACCAGAATGCCGAGAGTTTAGCAGGTAGGCAATCCTCCGAAGTTGGAGACTTGCGTAAGATCGTTGATGACTTCATTGTTACACAGTCCAACTCTACTAAAGAAACACAACCTGAAGAAAACGATGATTTGCATTTTCTAGATAACCCTAATGAAGCAGTTAACAGGGCTATCGACAAACATCCTAGTATAGTTAGAGCTAATGAAATAGCAGCTAGTACGGCACAAATACAAGCTAACCAAGAAGCACAAGACCGCTTATTGGTAGCACATCCAGACACATCTGAAGTCATATCCGACTCCAAGTTTGCTGAATGGATACAAAGTAGTAAGAGCCGAACCAGATCGCTACAAACAGCTAACTCTTCAAACAATGTAGAAGCCATGTCCGAACTACTTAGCGAATACAAGTCGTCTAAGCCAGTGACAGACACTAGCGGAGTCCCTTCTAAGAAGGACAGTGCTAGGCATGCATCGACTGGAGCTATATCAGGAAACTCAGAGAGTTCAAAGAAAGTATTCCGACGGGCAGACTTAATAAAACTTAAAATGAGTGACCCCGATCGTTATTCGCAACTGCAGCCTGAAATAATGGCAGCGTACGCAGAGAAACGGGTTATCTAAATCTAACTCGGAGCAAGTAGCATGACTTCATCAGTATTCCCCGCCACAGGCGGCATAGTAGACAACACAAGCGCAGCAGCATTTATTCCAGAAATTTGGAGTGACGAAGTAATTGCTGCATATAAATCTAATCAGGTTATGGCGAACAACGTCAGAACTATGTCTTTCACCGGCAAGAAAGGCGACACCATCCATGTACCGATTCCAGTACGCGGAGCAGCAATAGCTAAAGCAGAAAACACTGCGGTAACTGTTCAAAATAACACAGACACTAAACTGTCTATTTTGATCGATCAGCATTTTGAATATTCACGCATGATCGAAGACATTACTGGCACACAGGCTCTAGAGTCTATGCGTCGTTTCTTCACCGATGATGCTGGCTATGCGCTTGCAACTAACGTGGATAATGCTCTTCTAAATCTTGGTAAATCTGTTGGAGACGGCGACGCTTCTGATTGGGTTCACTCTGGTGCGTTCTATTCTAACGCTGGTACATCTATCTCATTGAACGCTGCTGATACAGTAGCCGCCGCTGACGATATGACCGACCTAGTTATTCGTGGCATGTTACAGAAGCAAGACGATGCTGACGTTCCTATGACTGGACGTAGCTGGGTTATTCCACCAATAGCTAAGAATGATCTGTTGGGTATTGAGCGATTCAGTTCCCAAGACTTCGTTAATTCTAAGCCTGTTGGAACTGGCAACATTGGCACTCTTTATGGTTGTGATTTCTATGTGTCAACCAACTGTGCCGTAACTGAAACAGCAGCGGCAAACGCTGGTGGATCAATCGACGCACGACAGACTATGCTTTTCCATAAGGATTCCTTTATCCTTGTTGAACAGACCGGCGTTCGTTCACAGACTCAGTATAAGCAAGAGTGGTTATCCAACTTGTATACTTCTGACCGTTTGTATGGCGTTAAAACTTATAGACCTGAGAGTGCGTTCGTACTCGTAGTAGCTGGTGCATAAGCAGTAGTTGTAAAGCAATACAACTGGTGGGGCTTCACAGCCTCATCAGTTTTACTTATTAATTGACGGACACAACTATGAGCGACTATAGCAAGACAACCAATTTCGCATCTAAGGATGCTCTACTGTCCGGCAACCCATCCAAGGTTGTTAACGGAACAGAACTAAACACAGAATTTGATGACATATCAATTGCCATCGCCACTAAGATCGAAGGAGCTTCCGCTACCTTCACAGGCACCACTACGACCGCAGCACTTGCGACCACTGTAGACGATGCTAATAACAACACAGTTATAACTCCATTTGCTCTAAAGCATACAACTTCGGGAACACCCGGAGCAGGTATTGGCGTGGGCTTAGACTTCTGGGCAGAGACATCAGCATCCAACAACGAGCTTGGAGCTAGTATACGCACAGTAACAACAGACGTAGGCGCAGGAACAGAAGACTTCGACCTAGTAGTTAATCTAATGAAAGCAGGCGCAGCAGCGTCCGAAGCCTTGAGAGTGAGCAGCACAGGCGTAGTAACCACCACAGGCAGTGTGGTAAGTGACACAGACAGCACAGACGACCTCGGTACTACAGGTGTACGTTGGGCTAATGCGTATGTAGACGACCTAGACATCACTACTAACATAGTCGTAGGTGGTACAGTAGACGGACGTGACATAGCTACAGACGGTACTAAACTAGATACAGTAGAAACCTCAGCAGACGTAACAGACGCCACTAACGTGAACGCTGCCGGTGCTGTGATGAACACAGACGCCACCACAGCCGCTATGAGCTTCGTTATCGATGAAGACAATATGGGGTCTAACTTAGCTACTAAAGTGCCTACACAGCAGTCTACGAAGGCTTACGTGGATGCACAGCTAATAGCTGCTACCGGACTATCTGGTACACTGCTCGTAGGAGCTTCCACAGGCGGTACAGACATCGTCGTCACGGCAGCTGATAAGATCACCACAGACACTATTGCAGAGACTACAGCGGCTGCTGGTGTCACTGTAGACGGTGTTGTGTTGAAAGACGGTGGTATAACAACCTCTGGAACTCTCAAGCAGTCTGTAACTACTGGTATAACAGCAGGTGCTACACAGACTCAGGCGGGAGCCACAGCTCTTACAGCCGACATTAACAACGTAACTATAGTTGGTACTAACGGAGACGGAGTTGCTCTTCCCACAGCAGTTGCTGGTCTAAACATCACAATTATTAACTCAGACGCTGCTCAGTCAATTCAAGTATGGCCTGCCACCAGCGACACCATCGACGGTGGAGCAGCTGACGCTGTTGACGCTAACTCATTAAACTTTGGTGAGACTCGTGTTTACACCAGTATTGATGGTGTTAGCTGGTACTCTGCTACTGCTGGACTAGGTGATGCTTTGAAAGCCTCTACACTAGCTCAGTTTGCTGCTACTACATCAGCACAGTTAGCAGGCGTATTATCTGATGAGACTGGTTCAGGTAGTGCAGTGTTTGGGACTTCCCCGACGCTTGTTACTCCTGCTTTGGGTACTCCATCAGCTTTAGTATTAACTAACGCAACAGGGACATTAACTTCTCCTACGTTCGTAACTCCTGCGCTAGGTACTCCAGCGTCCGGTGTAATGACTAATGTAACAGGCACTGCTGCTAGTCTAACAGCTGGCACAGCGACAGCTACAGCGGCACAGACAGGCACAGGAACTACTTACGCTACCAATACTTCTC